TAATCGATTGACGGTTGGTAGATCGAATGACATTCCATTATGCATGATGATCTTATCTGCATTCTGAAGATAAGGAACAAGCATACTGATAGGTTTGCCATTCGGTCCACCAAACACGACATGTGAGTTCGCGCCTACTTCTTTACAAACGGCGACGTGAATCACGCTAGCGTTTAGATCGTCCGTTTCTATGTCAAGTACGATCTTTTTCATGATTAGTGCTGAGTGTACTCGTCAAACTTTTTATTGAAGTCGTCATCTTCTTCTGACTTCAATTCCAGTTCTTGTTGTTTTGAAATTTCAAAATCTTGATACCAGTTTTCTCGAACCCAACGTGATCCGAATGACGTGTATAAAGTATTAGCTAGGTCATCCATCTTTCCCAGATCATCAAGTTCAAGGGTATAACATTCGGACATGTAACGTACACACTTCAGAAGATGATTAGTTACTTCCAACAGAAGTTCTTCTTCTTTCTGATTCAGCCTTGCCATTGTTTATTTTCTCCTCTTAAAGATTATCGATGTTAACTACAGGAGTGAAGTCTGTAGCCTGTGCTTGTTCATCCGTATCGGACGAACTGTCGTCACCATCAGGAAGTCCGTCAACTTCGAACTGCCTTCCGGTATTCCTGTCGTACTGCAGATAAGAAGCTGGTCCGGTATCTCCACTGAACCTGTTCTTCAGTACTCGTACCAACGTGGTGTTTCGAACTTCAGCATTATCATTCTGAGAGTCACGCTCCAAAGAGATAACCATATCCGACAACTGAGCAATACCTGCACTGCCACGAAGATGGGAAAGAGATACAACACCTCCCTCTTCGTGTCCATTGTTTTGTACTCGCTTCAGGTGAGTAACGACGGCAAGGTGAATGTCGAGTTCCTGAACGAGCATACGAAGCTTCGTCATAACTTCGTCTAGTGCTCGACGTTCGTCACCCTGCTCACCAGCACTGACTACGATACTGACGTGATCCAGAAAGATAAACTTACATTCTAAACCCTTTGCCATATAGCGAACACGAGACACGAGTTTATCGATATCCCAAGAGCCAAAATGATCGAACAGAAATACACGACGATCTAAAGATAGAGCATCGAATGATTCCCTAAACTCTTCATCACTGTACTGACAGGTAGGAAGATGAAAAGGTTTGTTGGCGTGAATGCCCATCAGTGCCAAGCCAGTGCGCTTCACACTCTCTTCAAGAAACATCATACCAACATTGTACTTAGTTGTATTGATGATATGATAAGCAATCTCTCGCATCGTAGTTGACTTACCTTGCCCAGTACCGGCAGCATAGGTACAAAGTTCGCCCAATCGCATACCGTAACTCAGGTCTTGCAAACCTTCCCAAGGGTAGTCAACGGTAACAATCTCTTCTTTCGTTGATAGATTGTCCCACATGTCAGTGAAGCAGATGATACCATCTGGAGCATAGATACGTTTGTTGTTCCAGAACTCATTCATAAACTGTTTGCTACGACCCTGCTTGAGATACTCATTAGGGTCTTTCAGTTCTGTAGTTAGAATAGAACATTTACCGGGAGCAAACAGTTCAGCTACATCGTTAGCTGCCTTACGTCCTGCATCATCGTTATCAAAACAAATAACAATTTCTTCGAACCTGTCGAGAAACTCAAAGCTACGCTTACATGACTTCAGAGCAGACTGAGCACCATTCTGTACAGATACGGCAGGATATCCACCATTCATCTGATAAACAGATGCAGCGTCTAGTTCGCCTTCACAAAGCGTGACCATCTTGCCACCGCCATTGAAAAGATTCTGACCAAAGAGAGCAGAGTTAGCAGCGTTACCCATCCAGTTAAAACCTTTTGTGGATACGTGACGTTCTTTGACTGCACTGATGTTTCCCTTCTTATCGTAGTATCGATAGTAATGAGAAGTGATCTCACCATTTGGTTTTTGTTTCGACTCGATACCATACTTCTTCGCAACATCAAGAGAGATGTTTCGATCATTCAAAGGAAGATACTGACCGGATGGTAAATATACAGTAGATATTGGTGTTACGTTATTTTTCGATACCGACACTTCAAACTCCTTTTTGTTCTGTTTAGAGGCAGGTGTATGATGACCACATTTATGACAATGACTGTGACCATCAGCGTAGTAGACATGAGCATCAGATGAACCGCACTCATCACATGCGCCACGATCTATTTCTGTAGAGTTGCCTTCTGGAAAGCTATCACTGTTCATGACAGCACTCCTCCTTTCTTTGATTGCGACCGGGTGCTACCATAAAGCAGCGCGTCGGGGCTGTCAAGAAAAAAATTAGGTGCGACATTCCGCCGCACCCCTGTCGGTTTTTGCTTGACAGCGTTTTGGCGGCGGCGTTATAATCCGCTTCAGCGGTCGAACACAATAATGAAAATTATATTTATTCATCTGTATCGAAACAGCTTCGAAACAGTTTCGCTTACGGGTCCCACAGTGGGGAAGCAGATAGATATAGATAGGGAGACAGAATGAGAACTATCAAACTGTATACAACTCATGATGATTATCATGATTTATCTGAAGAATCTCAGAGCGGAAGGGGAAAGAAAGTAACTATTAACAAGAAACAATTATCCAATTTAATCATGGATCATTCTAGATTAATAGCTACTCTCAATTCATTTGGTGTTGTTATAAAGAACGGTAGTCCAGATGATGATGATTAATCTGAATAAAAAACATGGTCATCTATCCAATCTACTATTGTCTTTTTCTTAGCCCAAAAGGGTGACGTGTAGACAGCGTGATAAAACAAACTATTTTTAAGGCTTTCTATTCTCACTCCTTTGTTAATCATTATAGCAACGTTCAGTGCATCAGCGTAGGCTCTCTTGTCGGTGTACTTTTCTTTTATTCCGTCACACCAATAAGAGAACTGACATTTGTGTTTGACAGGATGACCTGACTTGTGTCTTGGTCCCTGATGAACAACTTTACAAACAGTATTAGGAAATCTGTCACTCTTTACTCGGTTGATTATGACATTTCCTACTGCTAACTGACCTATGGTGGACTGAGAACGTGCCTCAAAATAGATGGCCTCTGCCATACATTTTGTCTGCTTTGCCTCTTCTGAACTACCGAGTGTAGCGAGAAGGGCTAGTACTGGAAGGCTAACATCCATTAGTGTACTTCACCTTTTTTCTTGTTGATAATTAGATACTGACCAAATGTTATTGGGCAAGTAAAATTATTATTTACTAGCGTTACAACTATCTGCCACTGACCAGATGAGTTAGAAAACAATCTCATAAGATTTCCACCCTCATCTATGCCAGCAACAGATATATCAGTCAGACCCTCATTCTCTAGATGAGATAAAATATTTTCAGTGGGAAAACATTTAAACGCTGGTCCTCTATCAAGAGACTGAGCATTTACTTTTGTTAGACTAAAACAAAAAACTAATACTAAACTAATCAACATCATTCTAATTGATTTATACATCTTTCTATTCCTTTTAAATATTTACTCATTAATTATAGCACACTTGAAAAACGATAACTGGCTCTGAAAATGGATATTTCTGACGTTCATTCATGAAAAACAAACTATGAACACATTTTTTCATTTACTTTCTCCATTGTAAACCATTCTGGGACTTCACGATTTGTCCAAACATTCATAGGCCGACCAGCCTTATCTAATTGTTTGGCTTTGTTGTAGTAGTTTCTGTAGCCCTGTATAGGATCATTCTCTACCTCACATATTTCTTGATATTCAGCAAAGCACTGCGGTGGTGTTGTTAAAGAACCTTCTGGAATATTCTTGGGAAGAGACAAAAGATTAGCAACAATTCCATCAACCTGAGTACCATGCAGTGTCCCTCTCCTGTGTGTAAACTCCCAACATAGTTCCATCAGAAGAACAGATAACCAAGAATAATTTCCTGATGTTTCTCGCACCCAGACAGCACAAGGATGACCGATGTGTGCTACCAGATAGAACGGACACTGATAGCGATCAGTAGACCTGTTCTTAGGTTCAAGCACACCAAACTCATCATACACATCTCCATTCAGATGCATGTGTTTAAAGTTATCTTTGATGTTCCATGTCTTATCCTTCTTAGAATAAACCCATTTAGAAACAACACGTTCTTCGCCATCCAGTACACGGTGAGCAGTGGATAACAACTGAGCATACTCGACAATCATCTTGACTACATGCCTATCGTTATGCATCTGAGCACAGACATGTTGAGTAGAATCTAGATAGAATATATTCACTATTATTCTCCTATCTTTTGAATGAGATATTGTTTGGCGTGCTGCGTTGCTTTACTGCTTTTGAAATACATTTCAACATCTTCAATCACTTCATTAACAGTGAAATCTTTAAAGAAAAGTCCTGACATGCCTTCATAAGAGTATCCATCACAGAACTCTTCGACATCCATCATAAAGTTTTTCATATTGCTCATCGTAAATCTCCTTAGTCGTTTCCGTAGGTTTCTTTGATCCAATCGTAGTGTTCAGGTGTTCCCGGTTCTGGGTCCATCTCATCTAGTACATCTTGCATAGCGTTCATTAGATTTACTTAGCTCCTTACTGAATAACCATCTACAAAACCATAGAGACTGTCAGTGCTGCGATGACAATCGTCGCACCTATAGCGGTTTCGCGGCAGAATGACAAGCTTTTTGCACTGCAAACATTTGCGCTCTCTATACTTGTCAGGACTTTTCTTTTGATGGAATGTAGGCAGAGGTGTCTCAGGCTTGTCTGGAATAACTATTTCAACTTTCTTTTTCAAAGCCTCTCCCTGTCTATGTCCATATTGTGCTCTGTTAACGATACCAATGATTACATTTCTAGTAATGTTTTTACCTGTTTCCTTTGTGTATTTCTTAGAAACATAGGGTATCATACTGATTTGTCTTGCAGTCTTTCCATGTACCCAATGATCTAAAACATCCATCTTGAACTCTAACGATGTCACTCTTGTGTCTCCCTTTTCAAAGAGTGGTGCGGACGGCGGGACTCGAACCCGCATGGTCTGATGACCGACAGATTTTAAGTCTGTTGTGTATACCAATTCCACCACGTCCGCGACCAGCTAAGTTACTGCTATGAACAGAGCAGCAAGAACTATTGATCCAACATAAAACATCAGATAATGAATGTCTCTCATTATGCTGCTACTTTTGCAAGATCACGGAAAGCTT